TTGGTAGTCATCACGGATCATCCCGGTGTATGTTCCTGTACGCACGTTGGGCAGGCGCAACTGATCGCCATACATGGCGTGGCCCCACCCCACGGTCCAGATTTTTGCACTGCATTTGTAGGGCTTATTTCGGTAGCCCTCAAATTCGTGCATCAAGTGGATGCCTTTGTCCGAAGTTTTCACTTCTTGCTCCAGCCGCGAGAGCCAAACCAAAAGCCGATGATTCCGCCCAGCATCGCCATCTCATCGGCGCTGAACAGCAGGTCGGCATACTTCACAACATCGTCGATGCTGGTGATCAGGCCGGGGTGGTTCCACAGATAGACCGCCATGAAGGCATTGATGGCGCACAGCTCGAACACAAAGATGTATGTCACCGTGGGGCGCACAGTGCCCACGTAGTTAGCCACCCATGTGGACGCCTTAGCCAGCACTGCCTTGTCGTGCTCTTGAGCGCCTTGCACCATGCCAGCTTCGGCCTCAGCCATCTGTGCTTGGGTCTGCATGGCGACCTGCTCAGTGCGGATTTCCTCGATCTTGGCCTGCGCAGCAAAACCAGCGGCAGCCATTTGCAGCTCGCGTTCGGTCTGCATCTGCGCCAGTGCCAGTTCGTGCTTTTGGTCAGCCTTGTTCTGGAAGTATTCCAGCAGCTTTGGCAAGCCAGAGATCAGCAGACCCCCAAGAGTTGAGAATAGTGAAAGCATCAATTACCCCTTTTAGTCAACATTGCGCTGGCGATCTCCAGCATGAATTTTACTTGTTGAATGTCTTGCGGTGGCTCTGCCCACCCGACCGTGACCTGTCCAACAAAACGATGGCTGTCTGGTGGTACGCTGACCCGGCAAGTAAACGTCACGCCCTTATCCAAGTACCACAGGCCCACTTCAGACTGTGCGTAGCGGTAGTCGCCGCACGGGATTTCGTTGGTCATCAGTTTGACCACATCAGCGTTATTGGCAGAGTTCTGGCTGAACAGCCCCACATCAATGTCTTCAATCGTCTTGTCGCGCCCGTCCTTGGTGTAGGCTTTGTATAGCACCCGGCTGTTGAACAGCGGGTTAACCTTAAACACAGCCACCACGGTTGCACCTGTCTTTTTGAGCAGCATGGAACTGGCATCATCGGCCCTTGCAGCGTTGATCTCCGGCAGCTTTTTCGATTCCTTGTAAGCGTCAAACATGAACTCTTGGTTTTGCCAAAGGAAGTACCCCGTAAAAGCCACCACGCCCATGATGAGGATGGCAAACAACTTGAACGGGCTGTCTACATAAGTCAGCACCTTGTCAATGATGGACTCAGGTTTTTCGCTCATCGCAAATGCTTCATGTAAAGAACAATGCCGCCCACCAAAAGGCCAGCAAGGACGATTACTCCCAATCCGATGGCGATGTACTCAGCCATGTCTTCAAGCTGCCGCTGCCGCCTCTTTGCTTCTCTGGCGGCTTCTTCCTTGGCTTCCCTGCGCTTACGGGCAGCAGCGGCTTGGAACTTCTGCCAATCACCCCACATGCCGGGTCTTCCCTCGTAGACCATGCGTTCACGCAATTCAACTTCTTGCGCGTTCAGTTGCTCCAGCGCCATGAATTCTTCCATGTCGGAGCCGCCACCCTTTTTGGTGGCTCTTTCTTGGATCGCTGCTTTGTTGTCAAAGTAGTCAAACACCCGTGAGCCGAGCGCAGACAGTTCTTTGCCGTTGGCTAGAGCGCCTTTGATGACTGCAAAAGCAGCGTTAGCAGCAGCAAGTTCGGCAATCATCGCAGCACCTCAACAAATACTTTGGCGCACCAGACCACCAACCCACAAAGTAGGGCCGCAGCAATAAAGCTAACGGCCCAGTCTTTCATTTCAATATCCACACAGCCGAAAAAATCGTGCCACCCATTCCCAAAATCATTATGCCAGCAGTCTTTAGCATGATGTTCTCAATCCTCTTAAGGCGTGCGTTGATTTGTTCATAGCGCAAAGCACACACAGCCTCATGTGAGTTCAACCGGGCTTCTGTTTCGTTAATCGTGTTCATTCTGCGGGTGTCCAGTTTGCATTGGGTTGTACAGGCCAATTCAAGTTCCCCGGAACCGGATTGATGGCGATGTTGCGCACCACGTTGCGATACACAACAAAATCATTTGCGTTGCTCAGATACGGGTTAGAGACAGCAGGGTTGGCAACGTCAGGAATGGTCGCCCAATCTGTTTCTTGCAGACGGAAAACGGCATTTTGTTTGTTGACTTCCGCTGTTGGAACAGGTGGCGGCTCAGTGTCTTTGACAACCCAAGCCTGATACGCATTGTTGGCCCACTCAGGCAAAACGCTGATTTGTTCGTTGGCGTTTGTTTTGTCTTTAAATTCAATGAACCCTTCAACATCAAACCACTGCAAAGCGTGTACGTCATCTGGCGTGCCGCTCCAAGTTAGATTTGAAATGGGTTTGTCATCCACATACACCGTTTGGTCTGAGGGAATAATTGTCAGTTTCATCGTGTCAACCTTGCTTGTTGTTGAGCTTGCAACAGGACGTTTGCGGTGAAGTCGTTTGATTTGACCATTTCATTCCTGAATGATTCAACTGCCGCCCCTGTCTGTTTTTGTTGGTGCGCGTTTTCAATCAGCATGATGGGCAACCAAGCCACAGCACAACCCCATTCTTCAATTTCCGCGCCCGTGTTGGGATTGCTACCCGCCACTTTGATGAACCAACCGCATTCAAGTTCTTTGCAAGGCGCAAACCCGTTCAATGGGCAATTATTTTTTGGCTTCATTTGCATATTGGCTCCAATCAGTTTTTGGTCGCAATAATCACATCAACGTATTGCACTGCCAAGTTTATTGCAGTGCCGCTGAATGTTGCGGAAGTGATAGAGGGCGAACCAGACAAACTTGGCGACCCGGTAAATGTGTGTGTGTGACCGTTGCCAGTAAACGAATGGTTGTGCGATCCTCCCCCGCCCGTTGCTTGTACGTTGTCCATTGTTCCGCTGTAACCGCCGCCATAGCCGCCAGAGCTGACATTTGCCCCGGCTCCAAAGACGTTTGTATAGCCTACCGTATTTGAATGCTGATGGCTTGGCATCTGCGATGTTGAGATTGTTGTTGCCCCAACAGAACCTGTAGCTGTTGTGCTAACCGTTGCCAACGTACCCACCCCAACACTGAGTGTCCCTGCGCTAACTCCAACAGAAACAGTTCCGCTAACAGCTTTCGATGCGAATGCTGTTGTAAATGCCACCGTGCCGCCGCTTCCCGCTGTGCCGCTGACAACGCGCAAGGCTTTGTTGTCGTGTGTTGTTGATTTTGTCCAACCCGTAGGTGCTGCGGTTTGAGCAAACATCATCACGGTTCCAGCAGGGAAAGCTGTTGCTGCACCGTTTGTGATGTAACCGCTTGGATTGCTTGACGGGTAAGCCCCAAGGCTTGTCAGTGCGTTAGCGGCAGTGGTTGCGCCCGTGCCGCCATTTGCCACTGCAACTGTTCCAGTGACGTTTGCGGCTGTTCCTGCCGTGTTCTGGTTCAGAGTTGGAATGTCAGATGCAACCAACAACCTAAATGTGGGAACACCATCCGCAGCATTTGGAGCAGCAAGAACTGTTTTGGCTGTTTGACTTGCAAAGTTGGAAGGCGTGACCGCCAGCGTGCCGCCCAAAGTAATCGTGCCTGTTGTGGTAATCGTGCCGCCCGTAAGCGTCAGGCCGCTGACAGTGCCGGATGTTGCAACTGATGTGACAGTTCCGTTTCCGTTTCCAGTGCCTGCTCCAATAGCGGTGCGAAATGATGCAGCGTCTAATGTTGAAACGGTGTTGTCAGCGTTAAATCTTGGAAACGCAATCGCGGTCACGTTTGGAACCGTGAACACGTTTGCGCCAAGGGTTGTCGCGCCCAAATTTGTACGCGCCCCCGCCGCCGCTGTTGCGCCTGTGCCGCCGTTCGTAACAGCAAGAGTGCCGCCCAAAGTAATTGTGCCGCTGGTTGTAATTGGGCCGCCTGATGTAGTGAGTCCAGTTGTGCCGCCTGAAACAGCAACACTTGTAACCGTTCCGTTGCCAGCGCCAATGGCCGTGCGAAATGACGCCGCATCTAATGTGGACACCGTGTTGTCAGCGTTGAATCTTGGAAACGCAATTGCGGTTACGTTTGGAACCGTAAACACGTTTGCGCCAAGGGTTGTGGCTCCAAGGCTGGTTCTTGCTGAGCCCGCTGTTGTCGCGCCCGTGCCGCCGTTGGCGAGAGCCACTGTACCTGTCACGTTTCCAGCAGTAGTTGCGCTAGTCGCTGTAGTTGCGCTACCTGCTGTGGTTGCGCTACCTGCTGTGTCTGCATAGCCAGCGTGAATTTTTCGCCAAGCCGTAAAGCTGTTGGCTTCGTTATATCGAACAGATAAATATGGCGTTGTTGAATTTCGGTCAACTGCAAACATTGCGCCATATGAACCAGCACCTGTTGCAAAATAGTCCGAACCTAAACCGATGTACCAAGAATAGTATTGTGTGCCGCCTGTTCCGGGGCCGTTAGTGTTACCTTGAACAAACCTGTATCCAAAACCATAACTTGGCGTAGTTGCGTCAAATGACGTTATTGTACTGTGGGCGTTGCCCATGTTGTTGTACAAGTTCACTGCCGAAATGCTGTTCAACAAAGAGGCGTTTGATGCTGTCGCTGCATTGCCTGTGCAAGAACCTGATGAACCCGTTGTGTTTTGATTCCATGTCGGAACCGTTCCTGTCAATCCGCTGTACGCCACGTTGGTTGCTGTCGCCGCATTCCCGCTGATGCTTATCGCATAAGTTCCAGCCGCCAACGAATTAACTGTGCCAGATAGCGTCAAGTTGCCGCTTGTTGTAACTGTGCCGGACAAAGACAAGCCAGAGGCTGTTCCTGTTCCAGATACGCTTGTGACCGTGCCGCCTGAGTTGGTGTCTGTCCACGGCACGTTCACAACACCTTGCCCATCTGCGTTCACTTGCAGCGCATAGCTGCGGGAAGCCGTGGCGGTCACTGAATTTGCGGCCACGGTTTGCGCTGTGTCTGAACCCAACTCAATGCCGCCGCGAACCGTACTGGTAGCTGCTGGCAAGGAATACACGGTATCTGTCCAAGGGACGTTCACAACACCCTGATCCGCTGCGTTGACTTGCAAGCCGTAAGTTCTTGAGGCCGTGGCGGTCACTGAATTTGCGGCCACGGTCTGTGTTGTGTCTGAATTTAACTCAATACCACCCCGAACCGTACTGGTTGCTGCTGGCAAGGAATAAACAGTGTCTGTCCAAGGGACGTTGATGACCCCTTGACCATCTGCGTTGATCTGCAACCCGTAAGTTCTGGAGGCTGTGGCACTTACTGCGTTTGCGGCCACGGTTTGCGCCGTGTCTGAATTTAACTCAATGCCACCGCGAACCGTGCTGGTCGCTGCTGGCAAGGAATAAACAGTGTCTGTCCACGGCACATTCACAACACCCTGCGCATCCGCATTGACTTGCAAGGCGTATGAACGGGATGCTGTGGCCGTGACAGCGTTTGAAGCAACTGTTTGTTGCGTGTCGGAACCCAACTCAATCAAGCCAAGAACCGTTGAGGTGGCAAGGCTGTACGTTGTGTCTGTCCACGGCACATTGACAACACCTTGCCCATCTGCGTTCACTTGCAACCCGTAAGTTCTTGAGGCCGTGGCGGTTACTGCGTTTGCGGCCACGGTTTGCGCCGTGTCGGAACCCAATTCAATACCACCGCGAACCGTACTGGTAGCCGCTGGTAAAGAATAAACGGTGTCAGTCCAAGGCACATTGATGACCCCTTGACCATCTGCGTTGACCTGCAACCCGTAAGTTCGGGAAGCTGTGGCGGTTACTGAATTTGCGGCCACGGTTTGCGCCGTGTCTGAATTTAACTCAATACCACCCCGAACCGTACTGGTTGCTGCTGGCAAGGAATACACGGTGTCTGTCCAAGGCACGTTGACCACGCCTTGACTAGCTGCGTTTAGTTGTAGGCCGTAGGTTCTGGATGCCGTAGCCGTCACAGCGTTGGCCGCAACAGTTTGCGCGGTGTCAGAAGCCAACTCCACTAGACCAGCCACGGTTGATGTGGCAAGGCTGTATGTCGTGTTGACGCTAGAAATCGTGAAGTTGGGATATGTACCAGTGATGGTTGTCGCGCCGCCCTGCGTCAAAGCAACGGTCTGGTCTGGTGCGGTGTTGGTAATAGTTGGGTCTTGTGAGGAACCGTTGCCGTGAGCAATGCTGATTCCAGTTCCGGCTTGCAAAGTTCGCCCTGCAATTGCTCCGCTGCCGTTTTGCGTAAAAAAACCCGCGCCAGACAAGTTTTCAATAGCAGTAAGTTTGGTGCTCAAGCCAACATCAATGTTTCCACTTGTCGTGATGGGGCTTCCGCTTACAGTGACGCCTGTTCCGGGCGTGATTCCAACGCTCGTAACGGTTCCGGAACCCGCTGAACTGTTCACCCATTTGGAAGTTGTGCTGTTGTAGCTAAGTGATTGCCCGTTGGTTGGGCTTGATACAGCGACATCATCAAGGCCGCTAAGGTTACCCGCCCCCACCTGAACAACAGCCGTGCCGTTGTTGATGTAGACTTTTTTGTCGGCCATGTTGACACCCAACTCACCACTGGTCAACTCTGTGGTGTTTGGGACTTTTGCGGCTGTGTTTGACCGCTTGGGCTTGATGATGTTTGCCATATGGCTCCCTTGTCGCGCCTATATAGGCAGGGTTGATAAAAATTTAGAACGTGCCGCCGTCAATCGTAATGCCATCAAAGGTGGTCAGGTTTGTGATGCTGCCGCCAGTGATTGCAACGCTTGCCGCGCTTTGGGTTGACATTGTGCCCAATCCCGTGATGTCTGTGTTGGGAATTGTAGACGAGGCAGTCATGGCTGTTGTGCCAGTACCCTTGACGTAGCCAGTCAGCGTTGTCGCGCCTGTACCACCGTTGGACACAGCCAGAGTGCCAGTAACGCCTGTGGTCAATGGCAAACCCGTGCAACTTGTCAAAGTGCCGCTAGATGGTGTGCCAAGATCTGGAGTAACCAAAGCAGGGCTGGTTGCAAATACCAATGCTCCGCTACCAGTTTCGCCAGTAACTGCTGCGGCCAAGTTTGCGCTGGAAGGTGTTGCAAGAAAGGTGGCAACACCAGTGCCTAAGCCGCTAATGCCGGAAGCCACGGGCAAACCAGTACAGTTTGTCAAAGTGCCAGATGTTGGTGTGCCAAGATCTGGAGTAACCAGTGTTGGGCTTGTAGCCAACACGTTTGCGCCGGAACCTGTGCTGGTAGTTACGCCTGTACCGCCGTTTGCCACTGCAACGGGTGTAGCAAGAGCAAACGTGGTCCCGGTAAGGGTAAGGCCAGTGCCAGCGGTATAGCTGCCAGCGCCGCTAAACTGCGCCCAAGTAATTGGGGTTGTGCCCAACGTGCCGCCTTGGTTGACAGTACAGACCCATCCTGTGTCGGCTTGTGTTGTTCCTTGCTCAATAAAAGTGTAAGCAGCCGGAAACTCCGAATACACATCCATGTCAGAAGAACGTGCCCATGCCGATGCGCTTGCGACATAAATACCGTTGTCGGCTTGTGCGGTTTGGTTCTTCACCAGCACACGATCACCAGCAGCAACAGTAATGCCGTCAACGGTCAGAAGGCCGCTGAGTGTGGCAATGTTGGCGGTAGATGCGACAACGCAAGATGCCTTGGTGTCCAAACCTTGTGCCGTGCTGTCCACATACGATTTTGTTGCAGCGTCCTGTGCGTTTACAGGATCGGCAAGGTTGGTCAAGTTTTGGCTGTTGAAGCTGAATGCTGCCGTAGGCACAGACAAATCAGACAGGCTTGCTTGTGAGCCAGCAGTTGCCAAGCCTTTGGCGTTGATGGTCACTTTGGTGTAAGTGCCCACGTTGCTGTTGACGGTCGCCAGTGTGCCAGTGCCAGTGACGTTGGCCGTGCCATCAAAAGAGCCGCTGGTGTAGGCCAAGTCGCCAGTGATGGCAATAGTGCGTCCAGTTGCAAGGGCTGTAGCTGTGCCAGCATTGCCAGTTACAGAACCAGTAATGGGGGTACTGAACGTCTTGGTTCCACCAATAGTCTGGTTTGTCGAGGTGTCAACGAAAGCGCCAGTACCCGCAATTGCGATGACACTGGTTGCGCTGCCGCCAGCGCCGCCTGTACCTGTGCCGTAGTACAGCACATTGGTTTGTTCGTTGAACGCAAGTTCAGCGTTTTGAAGGGTTGCGGGTGCGCCAGAGCCACCACCGTTTGCTCTGCGTTTGATGCGAATTGTGTTTGCCATGATGCTATTCCTCAGTAGTTTCCACCGTCAGTGATTTCCACTTGCGGCACGTTTGTCCATTCATTGTCTAAAAACATTAGCGCATCGTAGTTGGACGGAGTTGACACGCTAATTGGATAACCGCCGATGGCGTTTGGACCCGGAGGGCCAACAAAGCCACGATCAAGGCTGATGACTTGATTTGGTGTTGGGGTGATGCTTGCAGTAATGCTTGTGCTATTTAAGTTGATGACTTGTGAAGTCGTTTCAACATTTGCAATCAAGCTGTTACCGCTTTGTACCGAAACATTGACGCTTGCCATGATGTTTACTCCACAACGATACCGTCAGAGCGCACCAAAAACATCAAAAATATAATTGCATCGTCAGCAGGAACTGTTATGCCCACAGCAGGGAAACCAATTTTTACTCGGCCTGAGTATCCAACGCAGTTTTGTGCGTTGATGTCTAGTCCGGGGTCGTTATCCATCAACCCCCAAGCTGCGCTGTCAATCACCAAAGTGAATACGCCAGTAAGGTTGTCGCGATTTGTAATTGTCAACGGAATGGATGGGGGTGTTGGCGTGTAGTTGTCAATGTCAAACGTCAACCCATTGCGGGTATCTTGAATGTTTGTGACGTTGCGGCGAACAATCTGAGCGTCAATTGTTGCGCCAGTTAGGTTTATCGGGGTTACATTGTCAGCACTTTTCAGGTTGAAATTCCAAAAAGTTTGCTGATCCCAAACCAATTCTCCGGCAATGATAGGGTTGTCAAACCCTGACACTTGCGTAAGTGAGTTTTTGTTAAAGACAGCCATAATTTCCCTGTACTCAGGTGGTGACGCTCCCTATGTACTCACAGGGCTACGAGTATTGTCATGTCTTGATGAGATTATGCCTTATTAAGCAGTTCTTCGCCACATACAAACGGTGATGTATGGCTGAAGGTTAGCGTTTGTGGCGCTGGAGCCTGTTGTTGAAATACCAACAGAGATGCCTGTTGATGAAGATGCAGTGTTTCCATAAAGAGAAATATTAGGTCCGGGTCCACCATAGCCAAACGATCCAGAACCTGTGTCAGATAAAAAGCTACCCGCAGGGGGTGCGTGCTGGTGTCCGGGGTCAGTAACAGTAGCTGTGTGCGAATGACTTACAACAACAGCGTCTTTACTACCGCCTGTTTCTTGCAACGTGTCAAAAGCAGAATCACCTGCATTTAAACCCACCATAACTCGACCAGCACCAAAAGCTGTCCAAGTTCCAAAGCCCAACAATGTTGCAGGGTTTGTTGTAACTCCAGCATTGATGTAAATTGATCCAACAGGATAAATTGATGCCGACAAGTTAGAAACAGCAGCAGCAACGCTAGATGCTCCTGTACCGCCATTAGCTACAGGTACAGCGTTTACAAGACCGTCAGTAGCGTCTAGTTGACCTGCTGTGTTGAGGTTGTTTGCAAGTTGCGATAGGTTAAAGGCTTGAGTCATGTGATGTCCTTATGCTGCGCCATCTCGGGCAAAAGTTTGTTGATTCAGAAGGGTTAAATTGTTGTTAAATGCTGTGGTCAAAATGTAATTTGCCGAACTCGCAGTGTAATCATATGACGCACCTTGTGCAAGCAATGCGCCGTTGGCAAAAATCTCCAACGACAGTGGGTTGCTTGTGAACGGGTATGTTGTTTGACCTGCTGTTGAGTAAGCGGTGACGTTAACCACGTTAGATGCTGGCACGTTCAAGTTGTTTGGCGCGAACAAAATAATGGTCATATTTCCTGTCAATGGGGCAGGGAACCCATCAATCGCCAAACCACTAATGTTGTAGTCAATTTCGTTTATCTGTGCGCCGTTTACATAAATTGACTCAGCACCGTTCTGAATTGCCCATGTTGTTGGCGTGTATGTTGTTGCAGCAGTTAGGGCGACCTTGTATCTGCTGAATGGCGCATAGTTTGCACCAGCAGCCCGAGCAATATAAACTTGATTGCCAGCAGTTGCACCTGCAATGGTCGTGGTAAAAGTAATCACCTTTGTTGTGGTGTTTATGCTTTGAACAGTGTATTGCGTTGGAGGACTTGGCAATACAACGTCTGTAAACGTCATCTTGTCGCCAACATTGACAATTTGCCAAGGCGCATTGCTGTATGTGATTGTGTTAGTTGTGCTTGACGCAATCGTCATGTTCGTCTGCACATAGGACGCAGATGTGCTGACACCACGCATGTAAAAGATAGCAATCACTTCTCCAGCAGCGCAAGCATTTGCCATCACAACAGTGGTAGATGTTTCAGAATACTCGGTCGTATCCAGTAAAACACCATTGCGGAAAACCAAAATCCAGCCAACCGTGTGAGTGTTGCTGAATGTGGTTTGTGCGGCAGTTGCTGTATATACAGTTTCCGTGTAGAAGAACTGATCTTGCTCAAGAAAGCCGACCACTCGACCATATACGTCTACGGTCAATTTTGCAACGTCAAAAGACTTTGTATAAATTCCTGTACCAAAATTCAAAAACTGCTGCAAGTTAACCCGCATTTGTCCATCAGTATTGTTGGTGATAGACAAGAATCCATCATTTTGATTAGGACTAGAAAAGCCATTAACAATAACTTGTCCAGTCGATCTGTCTAAGTCAATGAAACTTTGTATTCCAGCAGTAGGGTCAATCAATCCTGACCATACAGTTGAATCATAAACAGAGGTTTCGCTTGGTACAAATGCACCACCGAGGTTGACGTATCCCGCATTGCCTACAGCAAAGCTAAATTTTCTATTGCTACGATTTGCGTACAACAAATAATTGTCAGCAGTTGTCCCAAAATTTACAGGTGACAAATACCATTTGTATAGCGTTGGATCAGTGCCGCCGTTTGCAATCACGTTGTTGTACAAACCGTAATATGCTTTGTTTCGAGGGCTAAAGCTGAAACCAGATGTGCCTGTTGCATTATTCGCATAGGCAACAGCAATGTATCTGTCTGTGTATTGAAATGTTGTTGGACTCCAAGCAAAGACAGTGCTTGCTGGTGAATACTCGCTGTTGGCAATTGGATTGACCAATCTAGCAAACAGATACCAGTTGCCAGCAGGGATTTGCAGGTTGACTGTTGGTAATGTTTGACCAGCAGTATAAGGAACACCGTTGCTAGGCAGTGATGTAGTCCCGCCAAGCAATCGTTGCGTTGCGGTTGGGCTTGCAAATGCGGAATACCAAATTTCGGCATATGTTGCAAAACTAGCGGAAGTCATAAATGGCTGCACGTTAAAGCTAGGAACAGCAGCATTAGGAAAGCTAGAGGTCACTGTAGGCGCTGGAACAGGGCCAAAGTAGGATGGGTCAGGTAGGTCTGAGTTAGGGGCTGGAATGTACTTTGTAATGTCTTGATCGTCATAGACTTGGGCGTTGTACTCGTTCAATTCAAACGATGCGCCAAGGTTGCCATCAGGCAGCGACACCTCAGACACACGCATAACCCTAAACGGCTTGTTTGACCAGCCGTAAGATGAGTTGGTCACAGTCACCACATCGCCAGCGTCAACCTGTATGCCAACATATGCCGTGCTGAAGCTCACAATCAGGTCTTCACGGGCTTGCTCAAGGATTCGGTTTGCAAGATACTGCGCCTGTACCGAATCGTTGGTCATTGCAAATTGAACCGACTGCTTGTTAATTGGTTCGTTGGGGTACAGCAGACCTGCTGGAGTTTCAATATAGACAAAATCAGATTGGTCACGATTGTCGCCGCGAGGAAACTCGGCTTCAATCTGGTTGACGCTGCTTGTAATGTCGTAAGCACTAACGCGAATTTCACCAACAATTGAATTGTCATCAAACGCATATGCTGTTGACGTATCCTTGTTAATGACAACGCTCCATTTGCCTTGTGCTGCGTTGTATTGATTCCAAGAATCGCACACAATCATTATTGAGTTGATGTTGTTTAAGCACGACTGACCAGTATCAATAACACCGTTGATGCGGTAACGAGGTTGTGTTTGTGCGCCTGTTGTATCTGTGTAAGGTATTAAGCCATCAGAGTAGGTGTTCAATGCTGTGGCAGATGTTGCGTCTACCAAGTCTGCTGGCATAGCGCCGCCGTACTTTTCGTTTGTAATGTAGTCATACCAAACGTCCCCCGGCTTCGCAGCACCAGTACCGTTAAGGTAATGGCTAACAGAAAAGGTCAGAGTCTGCATATTTGTAGTCTCTGCTTCACGGTTGTAATTTATTTTTACAATTGCAAAACCAAGACCGTTCATTTGACGATTAGATGCCGCCCACCGCAACTCAACAGGCAAGTCTGAGCCGCCCATGTAAGTTGTTGGCAAAGCCGCGCCGTTAACAGAAGTGATGACACCAGCTTCTGTTGACTTGTACAAAGCTATGAACAAGTTGTCACTAACCTTAGTGTCCACGTTACCTGCGCTGTCAGTCAGGCTTACAACCTTTGTTTGGTCTGTGCCATCAAAAGTAATCTTGCGATCACCCCAATACATTTCTGTTAGATCAAATGAGAATTGACCGTTAGGGCTGATGTGCGAAATTGCCAGAACGTAGTACATTGTTTTGGCATCAGTGCTAAGAGCCGCATCAACAAACGAACCACCCATGTAAGCATCGCCGTACACAACAGGAATGCTGTTTGTTGATGATGGTGGAACTTGCTGACGTACACCGTTATCTACTGCTTGATTGCCACTTGCATCAGGCGCAAAAGCACGGGCAAACAATGAGGAAACTGCAAAGTTAATTGCAAATGTTGCCGCTGCAAGACCAAATGAACCCAAGGCAGCCGCAGCCATAAAAGTGCTGCCGTAAATAGCCGATAAAACTAAGGTTGCTACCATGTCTATTCCTTAACAAAACTTGCGCCGACAGCTTTGTATCCGCGCTTTGTGTAATTTATCAATGGGCCATTTGCTGAAACTGATGTGTAGGCACAATGTATAGCGCCATCATCAAGCAGTTTACTGGCTATCTTGTCGTATTCAATCCAAAGTTTTCCACCAACAAGATTATTTCTGTGTTTATGGTCTACCCACCACAACAACTCATGCAATTCCACAACATCAGGACACCAGATATTGTTTTGCTTAATGGCAATTAGTGTTCCTGTCATGTGCTTATCAATCAAGATAAACCCGCGACCATTGATGATGGAAAACAACAATTGCTCAACGTGCTTAACTAAATGTCTTGTCGTATCGCCAAGAATGTTAACAGGGTACTCTTTTGAGTAAGCCTCTACAAACTCTAGCAATCTTGGAATGTCGTATCTTGTTGCAAGTCTAATCATTATGATGAAAAGTTTGAGTCAAAATTTGTATCTGATGGAGCGTTTGAAACCGCTTGGCTTCCTGATGTCGGCGCACTGCCAAAGTCAAAGTATGACCCTGCAATAGATGGAACTCGGTTCATGCTGTTGTCGCCGGGATAGAAGGCTTGCCAAATCTTAGGCGTAGTGCGAACACCGCCAACCCTGTTCTCCAAGATTGTGCGGAAAGACGCACAAGACAAGCCTACCGTAGCAACACGGCTTCTAGCTTGCTCGTTCCAATCTTCAGTAATGGAATAGTTGGAAACAATGCCCTGATAGCGTTTGAAGAACTGCAAGGTAGGTGTTGTGATGATCTGATTGTTTGAGTCCATAAAGCCGCGCCAAACTTCAATGCGCGATCCTTTAATGTCAGACCCCAAAACGATTGATACGTTTGTTCCATCAACACCTGTTAGCGAAATGCTCAAATCAGAACTGTTGGCCTTAATGTCACGCTTGATATCAGAAAGCTGCAACAGACTGCCAAGGTGTAAAAAGGTGATGCCACTTACCGTAATAGGTGCAGCAGCATTGCAAAAAGTGTAGGTGTTAGACGGCATCGTCAGCCGAATAAACTCAGCATGTCGGATAGACGAACTATCCAATGCTGTCATTGTCGTAGTCATGTAATGTCCTCTCTAAATACAAACGCATCGTCCCAATTAACTAATGCGCTTGCTGGATATGGCGTTAGTGTATAGGTGGGACACTTTTCTGCCAAGACCCTAAATGTGCAATTGTTGCCGCAAGCCACAGCAGCGCCAGATACGGGCGAACCAATAACAGGTCGATGAATGCTCACAGTTGCCGTTGCACCTGTGTAGGGTACGTCAGCCGTGATCTTGTAGCTGTAGCCGCCAATCATAATGAAGTCACCAGCCTTAAAGATTGCTCCAGTAGACGCTGGTAAATTGGCAAGAGACAAAGTTTGCGAGTTGGCAACAGGTGTAGCACCTAGTGTCACGGTCGTTGGCGTTGTGGCTGCACCACCTTGGTATTTCGTAAACCAAGATAAATTTGTGCTATTAAAAGTAATTGTCTCTGGCAATTGCCTGTCAAGATTGTCAATGGTTTGAATGATTTGCCGGGATGTTGCATAGGCCAGATAGTTGTGTGGCATAACAGTGAACACCCAAGGCACAGCAGTCAGGTACTGAGCCACACGCATTTGACCAGAACGGCTAACCTGCTGGCCTACCGTTCTGCGGTTGTTAACAGTCATTGACTGTTGCACCTGAAAAATGGTTTGGAATGACATCAAGTTCTCCCGAAATTAGTAGACAGGTTTTTGTTGGCGTATTGGTTTGCCGCCCAGATTGTGTTTGAGCTACCAAGCAAACGATCTTCAAACGACTTAACGTCAATGGCGTTGATGTAGTTGTTTGTGACGTTGGTGGTGCTGCCCATGCCCATCTGGTTGTTTGGAATAATTGTCCCAGAGCCTGATGGCATAAACAATTCTGGCCCACGTTCACCCACGATGTACGGGCTACCTGCGCTTACAGGGCCACCTGTGGCTTTTCCCGTTACTCCCGATGCCTGATAGACATTTGCAAACCAGCCATCATTTGATGGGTTGGGGCCAGTTGCAAGACCAAAAGCCGCACCCAAAAAGCGCATCACAGCAGCTTTCATTTGGATTGCAATCAAGTCTTGAATGATGCTACGAGCCAAATCCTTCATGCTTAACTTGCCTGTCTTGACAAAGTTGTCAATGGCAGAAGACAAGTTGCCAAACACGCTATCAAACACTTGCTGTGTGCGCTTGGCAGACTCATCCATAGTCACAAACATTTTTGCAATTTCTTCTTGCTTGTTAAGGTCTGCAAGTTGAGATTCTGATTTGTTTTCTCTGCTTTCAAGTTCTTTGCGTTTTCTTGCATATTCCAAAGAAATTTGCGCTAACTTTTGCTCAGTTTCTGTTGCGTAAATTAATTGGTATTTAAGCTCAAGCGACTTGCGTTGAAATTCAAGTTCTTCAGTTTGGTTGTATGCGCCCAAATCTGCTGTTTCTCTTGCTTTGCTTTTACGAACAAACTCATCATCAATGTCTTTTTGGTAAGCAAGTTTTTCTTCTTGTTCTTCCATGTATTTTTTAATCTGAATTTGCTTTATTTTTTCAGCGGTTTCAGTGGCAATCGCAATAGACTTGTATTGATATATTTGAAGATTTTTTTCAGCAAATTGATTGTCTTCTTGAGTGTTTTTAGCTTTCATCTCAAGCTGTGCGTCAGAGAGCTTTTTGGCAGCGTCTAACTGAAGCATCTGTATTTCATTGGCGCTTTGTTTGGCAACTGCAAATTGTGCTTCTGCTTCTGCTTTTGCCAGTTCTGCGGCCTTGGCTATACCCATAGGCCCATACTTGTCTTCTTTGCGAATGTCATCTGCATTTTTTGCTGCGGCTTTAGCTCTTGCTTTTGCAGCCTCGTCTTCCATTAACATAGACTTCAGCAGCAACTTTCTTTGCTCAAGCAATAAATCTAGCTTGGCTTGATTTTCATCTTTTGCTTGCGTCATGCGATTAGTAGGCGCATTCATAGCAGCAGTAGCCAAAGCAATTTCTTTATTTAGCTTCTGTAAATCTTGGCCTTTATCGTCACGACCCCAGCCCATCATGGCATCCCATGCCCCTGAAGCGGCTTTACCAAGCAATTTCCATCCTTCTTCAAAATACCCAAGTTCGCGCCGTGAGGTCTGAAAACTTTGGTTCAGCAAAGTGGATTGCAGCCGTATGGACTCTTGCAACTGACCTTGCTTTTCCAAAGCCTTAATGTTCTTGTATTGCTCAAGCGTCAGGAAATGATATTTGTCATTCAGTTGCTTTGCAGAACTTGCTGTTCCATCTAGCAATGGAATAAGTGTTTCAGCGGCTTTTGCAGCATCAACACCAGCAAGCTTGGAAAAACGCAGAATAACTTCACCAACAGCCTGCATGGATGTATGCGTGTATTTTCCAGTTGCAGCCAATTGCTGCATTAAATCTCTTGCATCTCCAATAGCTACGTTTGTTTTTTCGGAAAGTACATTGCCAAGATTTAACAGGCCAGTATAAGTAACGCCAGCAAAACCACCAGTCAAAGTCATTGCCGATTTGAATTCTTCCAAGTCTTCTTTGGCTTTGTAAAAGGCATACCCGACACCTCCAACAACAGCAGCAACAGAACCAAGGCCAACACTAAATGGAGTGAACAAAGAGCCAATAGCACGGAACATATTGCCCACGCCACCCATCGTGTCCTTCAACTGACCGCCCTGTTGAATGGCTGCAATGAACGGGCTTTGACCAGATGCAATCTGCGTAAAGAAATCAGTGGTCTGATAGGTAAGGTTAATCTTCTGTTGCTCGTTCATCTTAAACTGAGCGCCAGCCATGTTTTTTACTGCGTTAGCTTTTGCGTCATACGCAGCAGCTTCTTTACGCAAAATTTCAATCAAAGATCCTTCAGCACGTTGATACCGTCCAGCTTTAATTTCTCTTTCAACTTGCTCAACTTTTGTTAGCGTCTTGCCGTAATCTTCTGTTGCATAACGCAGAGCAACAATGTCTTTTGCCGCGCTATTTGAGTCACGCTCTACTTGCTTGGTAAAGCCGTGAAAAGTCTCTTTCGCTTTGGAAATCTTGACTTCAAGTTCTGCCGTATCAACGCCAAGAACAATACCAAGTCGAGCAATATTACTTGAAGCCATCATTTTCTCCTTTGCGCTATTTTATTCGCATATGCTGTCAGGAATTGAGCAAAGTTTGTTTTGAAACTGTCTACAACTGACTCAGCGTTTTGCTCAATTGCTCTACGCAAAAATGGTTGTGCTGGAATTTTCTTAGTGCCAAATTCTTGAGCCAAAGATACAGCACTTCGTTTGACAGACACAACTGCAATAGCTGCATCTGTTGGATTGACGTAAATTGACTGGTGATCTCTTTTTGTCGGAATTCTTGCGTCTAATCGAACAGTGTCTCGCAAGTGAATTGGGCTTTTTTCTGTTCGTGGTGAAGGGTCGTATGGCGCTGTGGCCTTGACCTGATCGGCAACGGGCTGCATAGCTACTTTTGCGGCCTTGACAATGGTAGCTCTTGCCGCAGTATCGGCGCGATTGAACTCCATCAATTCAGAAAGTTTCGCCTCAAGGTCTTCCATTCCCTCAACGCGAAACATCCTGTTTTTGCCATCAGGAGTCCAAGTAGCCATACTATTCTTTCAAATAAGCCTCCGAACCCGGTCTAGTAGTCAAGAATGCCATCAACTGCTTGCTGGCTTGCTCTTGCTGTTGTTCCTTTGTCAGCGGCGGGACAATGTATTCGTGCGTTGATGGAAGAACATCTTTCATCGTAAACGGTCTTGTCGTCTTCTGTATTTTCGAGTTTAAGTTGCCTGTGGTCAAGGAACTCAAAGCCAGCAAAATAGCTTTGTTTCCTAACATACCATCCGACAACATAATCTCGATATTCCGCATATCGTCTACAGGAACATCATCAGGACACCCACCATGAGCGTAAACATACGCTCTGGCTTGCAGGTGAATGTCCCAAATTAGTTTTTTCGAGAGTCCTTGTAACCGGGCTGAATAGCCTCAGAAATTTTGGCAAGGACTTCCAACTGAACAGCAGTAGGCCACTCAGCTTCAATGTCTTCATAAGTGATTTCATCAAGCGTTCCATTTACAGGAACTAACAACCTGATGTACTCGACCATTCGGTTTTCCATCTGCAAGATGGTTTGCACCAGTTCTTTGGTAGACCGACCTTCAATAACCACATCGTCCTCCGTCACTACAACACCATCAATAGTGCCAGTGCGGAAAGATGAAGTCATCTTGTCAAAGCGTTTTTGATATTCGGCTTGGTCAAACTTCTCAATGCGATCTTGCATGGCATCAAGCTCTTTTGTCAGCGGAACACGAACCTTGAAGTTGTATCCAGCAAGCTCAAAAGACTTAGTACGCAGATTGGGGATTTCGCCAAAGGCAGATGTAAGTTTTGTCATGGTTTATCGTGTGGCTTTAATGATCTTGTGGTAAATCGACTCATTGACGCTGATGGCGTAATCCACCACCTCGTCAGGAGTCATCTTGTCAGCGTGATTCCTTGCAATGTCGTGTGCAAGGGCAATCGCTGTAATCCTCTGTTGTTGAAACCCAAACCAATTCTTTGAAGAATCGGATTGGGCTACAAGGAAGTTTAGAAGGTCGTTACTGTCTTTTACTATCATGTCTTTTTACTCTGTTGTGTCTGGTGGAACTTCTTCAATGACCACTACGGGAGCAGTCACGTTGTACTTCTTCAGCAAAGCCAAAGCAATGGCTTCTGCTGTGTCAGGTTGCGCTGTAGCTTTTGCAAGCTCGTCAGCGTCAACCACCATGCCACGGGCAACAAGATCAATGTCGCCATAGCTGGTCACGATTGCCTCAATTGCGTCTGAGAGTTTCATCAGTTGTTCGACCAGCCGTACTGGTTGCCCCGTGGATGAATAGTGAATGTGCATTTGGCTTCAGCGCCGGGTGCAGCATCAATTTGGAATTGACCAACCCGACCGTTAAACGCATAAGCAATGGTGTTTGTGCCTTCCACTGCTGCGACCACGAAAGTGCGGTCAACAACACCAGAGTAAGCGTCAGCACGAATCTGGAGCAA